GGTAGGTTGGCTTATGGGATTTCCGATAGGGTGGGTAAACTTAAAGGACTAGGCAATGCTCAAGTGCCACTCCAAGCAGCCGTAGCATTTTCAATGTTAATGGAGTTGTACCAATGACCCTCTGCCAAACCTGCCTTAATCGCCGTGTACGCATACTAACCGAGCATGGCGGACACTTCGTAATTTGGGGCTGTCCAGTTCATCGCATACGCTTTGGCACAGACGAAGAATATAAAGCAGGGAATAAGCAAAAAATAGATTGCAAGGAATACGAATCTAGCTTATAGTTACATTACATTACATTGCTTGGCGGCATTAAGGGTGAACCCTTACAACAACTCTGCTGATACCCTCAGTCCGCCAACCACCTTAAAAAAGTGGAGAGTTGTTCTAAGGGTTTTTTATTTTAATAATATGAATTTACATAAGCTAAAACAAATACCAATTTTCCCTGAAAAAGATTATGAGGGTAAAAGATATTTGCCAATTATTACAGCGGTTGAAAATCAAAAAGGGGTTCTAGATGTTGATACCGTAAAGGGCTGCACTATTGGCATGAAGGTTTATCCTGAAGGTGGCTGTTATGGTGAGTGTTATGCAAACAAAATTGCATCACGATATGGTATTGATTTTACAGTAAGTGTAAATCGTGAACTTCGACATAGTGTTTTTTCTGAAGTATTTTGCACAGTTAAAAATTATTACGCATCATGGTATCGAATCGGAACTGCTGGCGATCCTTGTCATGATTGGGCGCATACCATATCAGTGGTTGAGCAGTTAAAAGAAACAGGAAAAACCCCTGTAATAATAACAAAGCACTGGAAAGCACTTTCAGATGAGCAAATTTTAAATCTTAAAGAATTAAACGTAATTGTAAACACTTCAACAAGTGGACTTGATACAGATTCAGAAACAAAGTATCGCGTGAAGCAAATAGAGCGTCTTAAATCATTTGGATTGAGAAGTATTAACAGAGTTATCACTTGTGATTATGGTTCGACAGAATGGGCTTTAAAAGCCAAAACAAAACAGGATTATTTATTAACAATAACTCCATTAATTGACAATCCACTAAGGGCATCCACAACCAACGAAAGGGTATTAAATGGGGACATAAAACTAACGAAAGAAGATTCATCTGTAGGTGGTGGTAAATTTGTTTCATTACATAACGCTAACATTTATTTAGGAATATGCGAAAGCTGTCCAGATCAATGTGGAGTTGAAGAAGTACAACCTAAAAAATTAAAGGTAACTAAAATGGATATGACAGTACACAAAGACCAAACAGCCTTGTTTAACGATACGATTGAGTGGATATTCGTTAAAAGTGTAATTGGCTCAGGTTATGAAGAAGATGTATCACGGTTAGCGATTGAAGATGGTATTGCTAAACGCGCAGCAAGAAAGAATATGCAAATTCATTCTGCAATCATTTTGCTAGTTAATGGTGATTTCAGCGGATTTTTCACATTTCAGGTTAATGAAGTATCAAAAGAGTTTTGTCTTTTACAATCGGTTATCGAACCAAAAAATTATACAAAAGAACTTTATGCTCAATTAGTGCGTGAAGTTATATCGCATAAGCCCGAAGGCTGGTCGGCAATGATTACCACAGACCCTAAGAGCAAGTTTGAAACCCCTGCATTATTTGAAAGTGTTGGATTTCAGACTTATCTAAAAATGTCTGGTTATCACTATATGGTTCATGGGCGCATTGAAGATATGCGGTTGAAGCTATTAGCTCACATCACAATGACAAACGTCTGGAATACAGTTAAAGGTGATTGGCTTCGCTTAAAGCATGAATGGCGTGATCGTATTGATGCTGCTGGTGATTTGGCTGGTGTAGCTAATCCATCCTATGCAACACGTGAGGGTTGCTGGCAGGGTGAAAATGGTATGAGCAATGTAGTAAATTCAAAGAAAAAGATTAACGAATCAGGCGAAATTGAAACAACAACAAAATCACATAATGGCAATGCTTCAGTGCTTGACCCTGTAGCCTGTGAGGTTATTGCTCGTATGTTCATGCCAAAAGAGGGTAAGCGTATTTATAACCCATTTGGCGGTGGTGTGCAGATGGGATATGTTGCTGGTGCATGTGGGTATGAATACTACGCAAGCGAAATTCGCCAAAATCAAACAGATGCAAATAACAAAATATGCGCCGAGTTTGATGGTCGCGTAAAGTGGGTGCAAAGTGATTCATCTACTCATACGCCTGACGGAATGTTTGATCTTGTGTTTACTTGCCCTCCGTACTACAAAGTTGAGCATTATGTTGATTATGACGGTAACCCTCCTAAAGGGGAATTAAACTGTTTAGATACCTATGAAAAGTTTAGAGATTTACTTTTTAAAGGGTATAAAAAAGCGATTGAAAGCCTTAAAGATAATTCTTTCTTTGTTGTAATGACTGGTGATAGCCGTGATAAAAATGGTGCTTATCATTGCCATGAAGCTGAAACGGTTGTATTTTTCAAGGAAAATGGCTTGTCTGTTTACAATCAGATTGTTTATGTTGAGTGTGAGTTTACGCGATTAGCTCATGCTAAAAAGACTTTGCATACCCGTAAATTTCCAAAGCGTGAACAGAAAATTATTGTCGCGTACAAAGGAAAGATTGCGGATATAAAAGATAATTTTGCACCACTTGGAAGATTGTAATTAACATATTGCAGATGTGGCTAATCGTTTATGTAATGGTTTCGATTAGCGTTGATAAGGCCTGACGCGGGGCGGGTTAATCTGCTAACCCCCGCAAGAATTGAGGATATATGGCAAAGACTGAAAAGCTAGCATTGAAAGTCGGGAATGGTTGTTTCTTCCCTGCTGACAATTGGACAACTGAAAAGCTCAGAAGCCGAGGGTATAAAGTAGGTGAGGTGGTATTTGCAACTATCAACCGAGCGCGTAATCCTAAATTTAATCGGTTGGCTCATGCTATCGGTCAACTCTGTGTTGAGAATATCGAGGACTTTGCTCATAGTGATAGCCATTCAGTCCTTAAAAGACTGCAAATTGAAGGTGATATTGGGTGCGATCACATAATGCTTAAATTCCCTCAGATAGGCATGGTAGAGCAGAGAATCCCTCAAAGCATGGCATTTGAAAGCATGACGGAGGAGAGATTCCACGAGATAGTCGGGCAGTTTTGTAAATACATCGCCCTCAATTATTTTAAGGGCATGACAGAACAGCAGGTTGAAACAATGGCCATGGCGATGATAGGAGAGTGAAATGAATATAATTTATAATCCTGTAACCTGTGTTAGATGCGGTCGTTCGTGGTGTAGTAACCGTAATTCGTGCTGTCCGTATTGTGGAAGGTGATAGATGAACATCACAAAGCGCAAAATTATAGCCAAAGGAAAAAAGCCTAAAAAAGTGAAGCTCACTGCTTTAATTCCAAAGGCTGATAAGCTAATCAGTCAACATATCCGTAAAAAGTATGCAGACAAGGACGGAATGGTGATTTGCATATCATGTGATACAATACTGCATTGGAAAGACAGCCATTGCGCTCATTACATAGGGCGTTCTTCAAAGGCTACAAGATGGATGGAAGAGAATCTCAGACCTGCTTGTCCATCGTGCAATGTATATCGCAAAGAGTTTCACATGCGGGAGTACACCCTAAAGATGATTGACTTCTACGGGCGTGATTTTGTTGATGAGTTAAGGTTAATGGCTAAACAGATACTCAGCGCATCAGAGATCAGATTATTAGCAGAAAATGCAATCGCTATGTGTAACCATCAAAGCAAAGATTAAAGCTTATGCCAACTCTACCCACTAACACCACATGCCTACAGCTAGGCTGTAAGGACATTAGAGCAAAGCGTTCTAATTACTGTATTGAACACTCACTAACCAAGGTGGATACAGTAGAGCGCACAGAGTTCAACGGCATGTATCAAACAAACCAATGGCGCGCAATGCGAACCATCCAGATGTCAAAGCATCCATTGTGTGCAGCCTGCCTAACAAGAGGGCGCGTTACTCAAGCCGAACATGTTGACCATGTATTCCCTTGGGCGCGTATAGGCAAGGCAGCATTCACCCGTAATATATTCCAATCCCTATGCCATGAGTGCCACTCATACAAGACAGGACAAGAGCGTCAAGGCGTTATCATTCACTATGATAAGATGATAGAGAGAAGATTAACTATGATTGACTATCAAAGCGAAGTTAGTACACACTATCGCGCGGAAGGTTAGTAAGTGATTGATAAACTAAAAGATAATAGATTTCGGAAAAAAGCAAGCTGGCTCACAAACTTCCGCAAAGTAGTTTTTGAAAAGAGGGTAATCTTATGAAAGGCAACGGAAAGCCAATAAGGCAGGCAAGAGCTGACATGATTGCAGACTTTGCAAGCTTCTCAAGGACTGATTTTGTGACGAAGATTGAAGCTACTTTAGTGGATAGCGGGGCAAGTCCTCACGCGCATGATGTTTTGGTTAGCATGCTGGCAGATCAAATCCAAACCTATATAAAATGCTGTGAAGAGATAGAGGAAAAAGGCTTAGTTGTGGATTATCCTAACGGCGTATCGGGGCGCAATCATCATGTGGCCATTCGCGAGAAAGCGGCTTCCATTGCGTTGGGAATACTGAACGAGCTTTGCTTAACGCCTAAAAGCATAAAGAAAATGTCGCAATCCACGCCTGAGAAGTTTGAAAAGTTCATGCTAGGCCCATCTACTAGGCTGAACCAATGAAATGGCAATCAGGTGTTGAGTACGC